ACAGCTAATCTTCACGAAAGATCAAGCTATGTTCAAATATCTAGAACAGTATCATTAACAGCAATCGGAGATGCTCTAGAACAAGCTTCAAGAAAAGCACAAGATCAAGCGGTTAAGTCTCTAGACGTTATGATTCGTAATGATATTGGTATGGCTGTAGCAGACGTAGCTAATGCTTCTTCTGTTAATATGAATAACTTAGCAATAGATGGCGGAACTCTTAACTCTACTGGTACAACAGCTAAAGTATGGTCACACGACAAATCAGCAGATGGTGATAGATTCCCAATGTACCATAATAAAACTAGAGTACAGCAGTCAGCTAGCGTAACAAGTCTAGCAGGGTCAGCAATGACAATTAAAACTATTCAGCATGGTGTCAGTGTACTAAACGGTAAGGATGTACCACCATGCAGAGATGGGTATTTTAAATTAATTACTAATCCTACAACAGCGTATCAACTTACAACTAGTTCAGGCTTCAAAGGTTGGTTTTCTCCTACTAGTTCTGAAAGAGCTTTAGAAAATCCTGCTGAAGTAGGTGTTGTTGCTAACGTGAGAATTATGACATCTAACCTAGCATATTCATTTAAATTATCAGGTGACACATTAGCGACATCTTCAGGGCATCTAAATTGTTCTTTATTGTTCGGTGATGAAGCCTATGGTACTGCTATGATTGCAGGAGAAAGTGGAGAAAAAGGATTTAATTTCTACTTAAAGCAATCAGGGTTAGAATCTACAAATGATCCAGCGTCTAAGATTAAACAAGCTGCTTGGTCTATTTTAGGTGTAGGTAAAGTGTTAAACAAATCTGCGGGTCTTTGGATATTAACCACAGAATTTCAAGGTTAATTTGTTGACACTTTAGGAATTGTTAATTAAAATATAATTAACGTTCCAATAAGTAGCCAGTCTCATTTTTCCCTCTTTGAGACTGGCTTTTTTGTTTGACATTTTTTTATTTAGTGTTATTATTAAATAAAGCCACTTAAACCGTAGTCAGGAAAGATGAGCGTATTATATGCGTTCATCTTTTTTTTTTGGTTAAAAATGGAGTAAAAATGTTACAAAACCAATACGATCAGCCAAAACGCAAGTATTATTCTGCTTATGATACAGATTTAGACATAGCTGATGGAACAGTGACATTAGACGTTGCTACAACGTTAGAACGTAACTCTGTACAAGGGTATATTAATAATAGCGGTTCTCATGAATTAACATTTAAAATAAGTTCTGATGGTGTAAATTATGGGCAAGATATATATTTGCCCTCTGATTATAGGTTCGATACTAAAAGTATTAGTATCAATAAAATACAAATTACAGCAATACACGATAATTCACAGTATGACATTTTTTTAACATAGGAGCGTATTATGGGTAGCGATTTATCACAATTAAGAAATAAATTAGAAATACAAATTAATGTAGGAACGACTACGACCGCAACAGACCCTTCAAGCACAATATTAAACGGATTTATTAATAATTCTATACGATTGATAGCAAGAGATGTACAGCCTTCTATATTGCATAATGCTACGCCTATTAGTGTTAATATAACGAAAGGACAAAACAGTGTGACTTTTCCTAGCGATTTAATCATAATTAAGAATTTATATTTTAAAAATAAAAGTAATACGTTTAAAGAGTTGGTACCAAAAGAGTACAAGGACTTAATTCAGGTGAGCGGAACAAGTAACTTTTTCAATGAGGCTTATACTGGAGATCCTACATGTTACAGTATTGCAGAAGGTAAGATAATTTTTAATAAACATTTTGACAGAACAGAAAATGATGTAATTAAGTTGTTAGGTGTAAAAAATCCTACTGAGCTTGTCAATGATTCTGATACTACAGAGTTAAGCATAGATTATAATAATTTAATTATTTATACAGCTAGTTTTTTGTTTTACCAAAGAGAGGATGATCTGCAAAATCAACAAAAGTTTCAAATATTAGCTAAACAAGAAGAAAGTAATTTAGACCTTAATTTTACTAATAACAATCAAAAAGTTATTGGTTTAGATCCTAAATATTTTAATAACAACAGGCGTTCAATGAGCGACCCCTCAGTATTTTTCAATAGCTAATGGGCAATTATCCTTATACCGAAGTCAAATATTTTAGGGGGCTAACAAAATCGAAAGATGTTTTTAATGCCTTACCTGGTCAATTAAGTAAGAATGAAAATTATATGTATATGGCTAATGGTGGCCTAGAAGAACGTGGCGGTGGTCTATTATTAACAGAAAATCCAAATTTTAGTGTAACTCCTGATGATCCTATTTTTTCTCTTGCTAATTATACTAGCCCTAATGATTCAGAATTTTTAATCACTAATCAAGACGATAAAGTTTATTATTATTCTAATGGTTGGAACGATGCTAATGCTTCTTTAGGTTTAACTGCAGATAAGAAAATAAGATGGGAAATGGCAGGTTTTGGCGCTAATCGTGCTATATATGGGGCAAGTGGAGAAAATTACTTAGTTAAAGTTATTGGTAATACCCCAATAGCAAGTAAAATTACTTCTAATGTACCTAGTGGACTAATTCACCTAAAACTACATAAGAATAGGCTTTTTGGTGTTGATGCAGAAGATACATTATATTATACAGAAATTTTAGATTTTGAGGATTGGAATACAACGTCTAACAGCATTAAAATTGCACCTGCTATTGACGGAAAAATAACAGGGATTGAGATATGGGGAGATGCCCTTTTTATTTTTAAAGAGCGTGGTGTATATGTGTTACCTAATGCTGATATGCCAGTCCCAAAAACTAACTGGAATGTATTAAGAACGGATGCAATTATTGGTTCACAATCTATCGATACTATTAAGAGAACAAAGATAGGCATTATATATCTATCCACAGATAATTATATAAGGTTAATTAGTCCAAATATCAGTTTTTCTAGTGGTGAATATACGCTAGGGGGTTCAGGTTCTCCGATTATATCTGAGGATATACAAGACGATATTATAGAGTTATTAGATACAACGAACACAATTAATGCAACAGCAATATTTTTTCAAGATAAATATATAATTTCTTTTCAATCTGTTAATAATTCTTTAACTTACAATGATTTAACTTATTTTTGTGATACTACAAAATTCAATCTCTTAGCTAATATAAGTCAGCCTCAGCCTTACTGGGGGCAATTTACAGGCTTTGATTATAATTTTTTTGCAACACAAACACAAAGCAATAAATTAAAATTATACGGAGTGAAGGGCTTAAACGGAGAAGTCCACGAAACCTTGAATAATGATATTCATTCAGACAACAACGAGCCTATAGTAAGTAAAGCAATTTTATCTTTGTTACCTATGGGAAGTGCAGGAACAGTAAAAAGAATAAATAAAATATATTTCACTGGGGAAACTGATAATTGGAATATTAATCTTGTATTTAATGCTTATCGATTAGGTAAGCCTTTTGTAGGCGAAGGGGAGGGCATATCTAGGATATATACCACCTCAACAACTGATGCGTCATTGATAGGAACAGCTATTGTAGGTACTGCGGTTATTGGTAATAAAGGCGTAAGTTCTACTGCGTATTCTTGTAATTTAAGAGGTAATTATTTTTTAGCAGAGTTTGGAAATTCTAATGCTAACGAATTTACAAGAGTTTTAAAATTAATTGTATATTATCGAAATTTAACGCAATCATAAGGAGTAAAAAATGCAATCAACACCACAAAATAATGCACCAGACCCAACACCTACCAATCAAGGGTTATTAAGTCCTGAGTTACAGGCACAAGCACAACAAATTTTTCAAACACAAGTAAAGCCACTACAAAAAAGCTTTAAAGAAAGAGAAACTACAGGATTAGAGAGTTTAGCTCGTAAAGGATTAGCTTTTGGTGAGACAGGTGCAGGGGCTATGGCTGATATATACGAAGCTCAAGCAGAAGCCGAAGCAGGTTTAATGGGCTTAATTACTGGTAATGTTATGGAACAAGCCTATAGAGCTAATGAATTAGCAAAACAAAGAGAATTTGCCAAAGAAGAACGTTTAGGTCAACAAGAATTTCAAGCAGAACAGACAGAAGCA